GTAATTACATATACTGTAACTGGCAACCGCATGAGTGGAGACATGAATACATCCGTAGGTAATAGCCTACTAATGTCTTCGATGATCAAAGCTATAATGTGGACAGCTGGATTTAAGTATAGTTTTATAGATGATGGCGATGATTGTTGTATAATTGCAGATAAGAGCAATTTAACTTCAAAGTTACAACGTTTTATTCAAGACAGGTTTGAGAAAATGGGCTTCGTGATGAAATGTGAGGAGTTAGTGTATAAACTAGAGAATATTTCATTCTGTCAATCAAATCCCATAAACTTAGGAAATGAGGTTATAATGGTTAGGGAGATTAAGAACTCAATCGCTAAAGATTGTGTTTCATTAATTAAACTAACTGATGAGACCACATATTTTAGGTTTATGGCTGCTGTGGGCATGGGTGGCCTCTCTTTAACAGGAGGGGTACCTGTGCTCCAATCATTTTATAATTGCCTCATCAGAAATAGCCAAGGTTATAAACCGTTCATTCAAGAACAGTTAAGCAATGCAGGATCAGAAGGGATTCTTTGGTGGTCACAATATGGCAACCGAACATACACTTCTGTGACAGACATAGCTAGGCACTCATATTATCAGGCTACCGGTATTAAGCCTGATGAACAAATTGCCTTGGAAAACTATTATGATGATTTTGTACTAACATATATACCAACTAAATTTGAACATTATAATGAAATCTTGAACATGATTATTGGGTTTTACAACTAAGTAGCCAAAACACTAAGTGTGCTAAACAAAATGCCAAGAGACTACACGGCTAGCCAGAATGAGACTGGTGTTGTAAGATGAATAGTCCCGACTCTCCGTCGGTATCCAATACTAGGAGTTGATCATAATGAGAACAGGCAAGACGAAACTTGCAAATAAAAGAAAGAAACCAATAAATAAGAAAATGGGAAGACGTAAGTCAAGAAATAATAAACGGAAGGTTGCTAAGGATAATAGCAATTTAAACTTGGGAGGACAAATAGGAAGCTATTTAGGTAGTGCCGCACATACTTTGTTTAATAAGGTTACTGGATTAGGATCATATACCATTAATAAGAATTCCTTGATGGGGTCAAACCCACCGATGATAGTCAATTCTAGTGGTAACAGAACTATAGTTAGGCATAGAGAGTATGTGGGCGACGTACTTGGATCAACTTTATTTGCTAGTATCCAATATCCAATCAATCCTGGACTGGGAGGCACTTTTCCATGGCTATATGCAATAGCTAGCAACTATGAGGAATGGTGTGCAAGAGGAATGATATGGGAATTTATATCTACTAGTTCAATGTCTGTGGCAACAGCAAATACAGCCATGGGGACAGTTATAATGGCAACACAATATAACTCACAAAACCCTCCATTCACAAACAAGTTAGGAATGGAAAATTACGAATTTGCTTGTTCCACACCCCCAAGTGTTAGTGCAATACATCCAATTGAATGTGACCCAAGACAAAACCCCTTATGTGATATGTATGTTAG